TTAAACAAGCTGCTTGGAGAAGAAAATAGATTGAATGGATTTATTATTTGTTTACGGTACTTTAATAGAAAATAAAAAAACAAAAATACATAAACTTTTAAACAAAAATAGTTTGTATATATCTAAAGCTGTTTTTCAAGGTAAACTTTATGATACAGGAAAATATCCAGCAGCAATAAAATCTAATAAAAAAAATGACATGGTTATCGGAAATATAATAAAAATATTAGATTTAGAAATATTAAAAAAAATAGACGAATATGAAGGATTAGAGTATAAAAGAAATATAACGACATTAGTAGCTAATAAAAAAAATATAAAAGCTTGGATTTATCTTTATTGTAAATCGATTGAGAAACATAAAAGAATAATATCGGGTAATTGGTTAAAATATAAAAAAATAGATTGACTGATTAAATATATCTGGTAAATTAGATATAGTTCTTTGAAAAATTTAAAAAAGTTTAATGTTGGCTAGTCGAACCAGCATTAAAAATCCTGATGCGAAACCCATCAGGTAACAAGGTATGCAACTCTACCTCTCTATACAACGGATACGTGTCCGTGTTCTGATCAGACATATAGAGTCCCATAGTGGATAACTTAAAAGTGAAAAAAAAGAGTGTAGGTTCTGGGTAAACCGAAGCTAGATTGGCTAAAACCCTTGTCCCGAAAGGGGTAAAGGTTCTGTGTTCTGATTCTAAGCATTATGGCCCAATCGAACAACGATTGGCTTAGATAATGCCAGCAGATTAAGGCGCAACTTAATCGTCAGTCTGGTCCTGTTTGCGACAAAAACACCAATTTTTATAATCCGAGAATCCTAACGAGATTCTAGTCAGTACCCACTGATGAATAGAAGCTGTTCGTTACAGTAATAAGGGGGATGGTTGCCGTGACTCGCATACGGTGTGCGTAAGTTGACTCGTCTGAAAAGATAGGGAGTCCGTGCTTGATTCCGAAAGGAAAATGATGGTATGTAAAGACAGCCGAAATTTTTTAATTCTTTTATAATTTAATTCCTTGGTGGGCTAACGGTAAGCCAACAAACTGTTAATTTGTTCATCATGCTGGTTCGAATCCAGCCCAAGGAGCTTTTATTAAATGTATAAAAATGGTGTTATACTAAGCCAAACCATTATATAAAATGTTACATATAATATGTAAGTATTATATATGAGTATAAATGCAGATCGTGTTAAAGCTTGGAGAAAAGATACTAAAAATTTAATTGTTGAAGGGTTTGGAGGAAAATGTTGTATATGTGGTTATGATAAATGTGAAGAAGCTTTTGATATACACCATATAGATCCTACTCAAAAGACATTATCTTTTGGAGGAATAAGAGCTAATCCTAAACAATGGAAAATTTTATTAAAAGAGTTAGAAAATTGCGTTTTATTGTGTGCTAACTGTCACAGAGAATATCATGCAGGTAAAACTAACATCCCAAAAAATATTCCAAAATTTGTAGATTTAAAAGAAAAAAGAAAAATAAAAACATATTGTCCAATTTGTAATAAGCAAAAAGCAAATTATCTTATAACTTGTTCAAAAACTTGTGCTGCAAAAAGAAAATCTCAAATCGAATGGGATAATTTTGATTTATATGATTTACACGTAATTCAAAAATTAAGTAATCTTAAAATAGGAAAAATAGTTGGTGCTTCTGATGTTGCAGTTATAAAAAGATTAAAAAAATTAAAAATTTATCAACTTCAAAATAATTAGTGTATAATTACTATTATGAAAAAACTATTATATACTATTTTCTTTGTTAGTATTTGTTTACTTGTTTCTGGATGTTATAGCACAAAATCTATGGGCGATTCAGAAAAAGCAGACAAATATCTTTTTATCTATTAACTTAAATTATTTTTGATTACAACTATCTAAAAGTTCTTTATAAACTCTGTTTATATTTTCCATAGCTTGACAGAGCATAGATATGGAACTTGGATGATTAATAGCATTAGAATATTCTTTTATTTCTTCAGCATTTGCTGAAATGGTCATTCTTAATCTAATTTCTTTAGGTGATATAGAATTTTTTTTATTTGAGTCGCAACAAGAAGCAACTGTTTCATATAATTTTTCTAAACTGGTTTGGTCTTTTTTCGCCATAATAATATTTATACAATTAAATCACTAACAATCAAAATTAGAGTTTTTGCTCTTGTTTCAAATTCTTCATCAGCACAAGGAGTTTCCAGTGTGCAATATGGAATGTTTCTTCTTCTCAATGCACGTTCTAAAGTTCCCTTATATGGTTGCTGACCATTTGAAATAACACCTTGATCTGTAACATCCCCATGTGCTTTTACTGCCAGTTGGATTTTACTTTTCATTAAAGCACCTTTTACCTTGTCTTCAATTTCTGGAGAACAATAAGCATAAACTCCATCTACTTCATCATCTTCGTGTAAAGAAATAACAAGTGTTGGATTCAGTTCTTCAATTTTAGAAAGAAGTCTGTCTTGTAAATCGTTTTGATCATCAGTGTCAAAATGACGATTGGGATCTTTTCCATTCAATCTTCTTTTCTTAGTTTTATTTAAATTAGAATAAACCTTGACGTTTGGGAGATTTTTAAAATAGTTTGCAGCAATATTTCCAGCAGGTTCATCACCATGCAAACCACTAACAATCACAAAAACGTTTGGGTTTAAAAGATTTTCTACTAATGCGTCAAATTTCACTTTAATACTTATTTTCTTATAGACAAAAAGCCAAGTTGTGATAAAATAAAAAAAATGAAAAAGTACTGCATATTTCCTGATGAAACTAAAATAGAACTTCATTCAATTTTAGATGTAACAGATACACAAACATATATCTGTTATTATGATGAAAATCTTCCACAAACACTTTGGGTTCCGAATGATTTTTTGAGCAATGATTAAACACGTTGATGTTATTGTCGGTCTTGCTTGGGGGGATGAAGGCAAGGGTAAAATTTCAAGTGCAATGGCCAAAGACTATGATATGGTCTGTCGTTGGAATGGTGGACCAAATGCTGGTCATACTGTTTATTTGGATGGGAAAAAATACAAAACCCATCTGATTCCTTCTGGTGTTTTTCATGGAAAGAAATCTGTTATCGGTCCAAACTGTGTTCTGAATATTGAGAAGTTTTTCAAAGAAATTGAATATCTAAAAGAAAATGGATTCGATACATCTTTGGTAAAAGTTCATCCAAATACTCATGTGATTACGGATGCACACATTGAATATGATCTGAAACATTTGAAACCAAAACTTGGAACTACAGGTCAAGGTATTGCTCCTTGTTATGCAGACAAAGCAAATCGTGTTGGTATTCAGGTTAGTAAAGCAAACTTCAATCCCTTAAAAGATTTTATTTGGGATGGAAAATTAGAAGGAAAAATTCTTTGTGAAGGTGCTCAAAGTATTTGGTTGGATATCAACTACGGTGATTATCCTTATGTGACAAGCTCTGAAACATTTCCTCACAATGCTTGTTCGCTTGGATTTTCACCCAAGAAAATTCGTGATATTATTGGTGTCGCTAAAATCTATGATACCAAAAGTGGAGTTGATCCGTTGTTTCCAGAATGTCTTTGGAGTGATGTAAAACTAAACAAGTTAATTGAACTTGGTCAAGAATTTGGTTCTACTACAGGAAGAAAAAGACTTGTGAATTGGTTGAATTTTGGAAGATTAAACAATGCTATTAATCTTTCAGGTTCAACCAAAGTAATCATCAATAAGTGTGATGTTTTTGAAAAAGTTGGAATCTTCCGAATTAATAATTTTTACGAAACATCTTTGGAAACAAATTCTTTTGATCAGTTAAAAGACATCATTAAAAAGTCTTTGGTAAATCAAAACATCAATGGATTAAAACCAAATAATATTATTTTTTCTGGTGATCAGACGAATATTTAAATTAATCTTCAAAAAAACTTCCGTGCATATCCCATGCTATTTTGTCTAGTGCTGTTGAATCCATTTTTATAAAACTAGTGTTTTTTAACAAATCAACTAAAAGCTTTTGAATTAACTCAAACTCATTGTCTAAATTTTCATAGGGAGATAATGAATATTTTTTAGAGTAATATTCTAAGACATTAGGATTTTTAAATGCTCTATCAATAAATTTATCTAAAAGTTTTTTTGCAATTACATCCAGATTATCGCCTTCTTCGGTAAGAAAATTTTGATATCCGAACATAACAGATGGATTTAAAACGGCTTCGTTAGAATCGTTTTCTTCCTCACGATCATCTTGCTGTGTATATAAGTTCGACTTATCGAGTTTATCTAAATTTCCTGCCGACATTTTCATATCCGAATCGGGTAATTCTTCGTTTGTATTAACAACTTCTTTTAAAACTTTTTGATAAGCATCTTCTAATAAAATTTGATCTTTGCTTTTCATTATGATATATTTACTCCAAATTTAATCAATTTAATATGATAAATATGAATATAGTGAACGTGGCAGATACTTCTTTATATAAAGAATTCTTAGCAATGAGAGAAGAAGTCATGAAACACAAGTGGTATGAATCCGAAAAAGCTGGATATGATATCGGCTTCGCAAGAGCAGTGATTGATTGGACAATGAGGTTTAAAACTCAGTGGATTAAAAATAGAAAAAAAAAAATTAAGATTCTTTGTATCTAGGTGAATGGGAAAGATCAATTATAATTTCTCGCATTTTATCAAATTTTTGATATAATGGCTTGAGATCTTCAGAAGTAAAAGCATCTTTTAAGTTTTGATCGTTTAAAAGAGACTCTACTGTATTTAAAGCTTTAAAAAAAGCTTCTTTAGCAAGTCTTTTTGATCTAGCTTTTCTTAAAAAATAATCGGAACTATATTCTTTTAATATTTCATTTTCATATGCTTCGGATAACATATTTAAATCTTTTCTATTCATTATTTAATATTTACAAAAAATACTTGTATCTTTTTAAAAATATGCCATAATTATATTCTATGGTTAAAACATATATCAAACTAATGGTAGTTGGAATTATTGCATTGACTTCTACAGTCATGGCTGGTTCTGACTTGAAATCAAGCAAAGAAGTCGTTGTAGATTCTTGCCGCTTTCGCAGCAATGAACTCCAATTAGACCTCTTTGGTTCTGGTGCGTTCTATAAGCAAGGTAAACCTGCTTGGGGTGGTGGCGTTGGTGTCAACTACTTCTTCCTCAAGTATGTTGGACTTGGCGTAGAACAAACCTTGGTTGGTCGTGAAGATGTTGCTGAATGGGGAACATTCGGTAACTTGTTTCTTCGCTATCCAATCTGTTCTTGGAACGTAGCACCTTATGCCGTTGCTGGTCTTGGTGCTCTCTACGGACAAACCAAAGCAATCCTTGCTGGAACTGTTGGTGGCGGTCTTGAGTATCGCATCACTGACAATATTGGCATCTTTGCAGATGCTCGTTGGCTTTACAATGCCAACGTCAGCAACAGTGGAGCAGTTGTTGCTCGCACTGGTATCAAATTTGCTTTTTAATTAAAGTAAATCATGGCTCGTAGTGTAACGGTAACACCAGAGAATTTGGATCTCTTATTCATAGTTCGAATCTATGCGAGCCAGTTTTGGGTAAGCGGTAACGTTGGAGAGTTACTTCAGACTGTAAATCTGACGCCATTGGCTTAGTAGGTTCGAATCCTTCCTTACCCATTTTCTTTGAAATTTTAGCTGGATTAGTGTAACTGGAAGCACCGACAGTTTTATAAACTGTGTGCCCTAGATGAGGGCCGAGCGCGGGTTCAATTCCCGCATCCAGCATTTTTCGCACAGTTAGCTCAGTGGTATGTTTAAATTCTTAATCCTATATCTTTTCTTATATGTGGATCTTTTAGAATTTTTTCTGTTTCTGCTACAATAAGTGTCTGTCTGTGAATGACAATTTGGACAAAGCAATCTAATATTATTAGGATAGTTATTATCGGAATTACCATCAATATGATCTAAATGTAATGATATGTCTTTATTTTTCCAATTTGATATTTCACAAACCTCACATTTATATCCTCTTTTAAATTGTAAAAATTTTTTTAAAGTAGCAGCTTGTGAACATTTATTAGATTCTATTTTAGGAATAGTTATATTGTTAAATGTATAGTTTCCTTGACAAGTATTGTTACAATACTTTCCAAAACTTTTACTTTCATCGTATTTTATTTCTTTTTTACAGTTTAAACAAAAAGAAGTTTTCATATATCATATTTATCCGAGCTATTATACATAAATAAGAGGTCGGATAAATAAAATATAGTTGATTAATAAGATATTTTAATATAATATATAAATATGGGAGGTTGTTGTAATGGTAGCGATTCGCATTTACACTGCGACAGCAAAGGTTCGATTCCTTTACCTCCTACCATTTGGGGGATTAGTTAAGTGGTATAACTCCTGATTTGCATTCAGGTGTCACCAGTTCGACTCTGGTATCCTCCACTTTTTTCTTGTCATTATTTAAACATCTGCTAGACTTAAAAATATGAATTCTTATATCACCGAATTTTTTGGAATATTGATGATGCTTAGTTTTATGCTTTGTTATATTCCACAAATTGTTAAAATTTATAAAAACAAATCATCAGAAGATGTTTCTCTGATGTTAATTTTAATGTCTATTGTTGGTTATATCTCAGGGATGATTTATATGTTTTTAACTGCTTTTGGTCTTTGGTGGTTTTTAAATTATTGTGTGGGTTTGATCATGTGTTCTATACTTGTTTATGCATGGTTTAAATTTAAAAAAGATAAAGATTACGATTCTTATTAAAAATGAAAAAAGTAATCACTGTAGATTTTGATGATACTTTAGCTGCTACAGAAGATGGTGCTTGGTATAGCACAAGCTTGGTGCCGATTCCAAGAATTCTAAATTTTGTTAAACAAAAACATAAAGAAGGATACGAAATCCATATTGTAACTTTTAGAAATTGGCAAAACAAAGCAGACGTTGAAAGGTTTTGTCAAATACACAAACTACCAATTTCATCTATTGTCTGCACAGAAGGAACAAACAAAGTTCCCTTTTTAAAGAAACTTAATAGTGAACTTCATGTTGATGATAGTGTAGAAGTTTGTACGCTATGTATAATGGCAAAAATTGATATTTTGCTTGTTGATTGGGGACAAGATGAACACAACACTACTGCTAAATTTATGCCAAAAATTTAAACAAAAGATACCATATCAAGAAAGCTAATATATAGTATCTCACAAAAATATTTATTTGCATTTGCCAATTAAAGTGTTATATTTTTAGTACTATGATTAAAACTGTACAAAAGAAAGAAGAGTTCTTCATCGAATTTACAGATGAAGAAATGAATGAATTGGGGTTTAAACCTAATACAAAATTCACAGTAGAATTAAGTGAAGACAAAAGTGGTTTAAAGTTAATTCCCCACGAAGAAATTGATATCGATCTTAATGAATTTTCAAAAGAAGATTTAATTAATATTATTGTTGCTGCAAATAAGGTAGATATGACTTTTGAAGATTTTGTTGTTGACTCTTTGACAAAATTCTGTGAAGCTCATAAAGAAGAAGAAGACTAAAATATGTTAGTAGTCAAAAACAAATTGGCTCCTAGTTCTATACATGGATTGGGTGTTTTTGCGGAAGAATTTATTCCTTCTGGTTCGGTTATATGGAAATGGTATAATGGTATAGATGGTAAAACAACTATTGAAACTATAAAATCTTTACCAATAGCTTGTCGGGATTTTTTTAAAGTTTATGGTTGGTCTGAAAATGGTATATACAAATATTGTATAGATAATCAAAAATATATAAATCATTCCGATACACCGAATTGTATTCTTATTGATGGTGGAAATACAGGAATAGCAAATAAAAATATTGACGTTGGAGAAGAAATCACAGAAGATTATAAATCATTCGTTGATAATTTTGATATAAAAGATTTTAAATAATTATGAAAGGTTTATTTTACGGTTCTGTTCGCCAAGAAGCAAAAAACCACGAAATTTTATTCTGGGGTTGCTTGCACTGGCATCACAATCCAAAGTGGGATATCCCCATTTGGAAACGTAGAGGATTTGAGTCCGTACAAGAACACGACGAAGCTATTGTTTTAAATTGGAATAGTAAAGCAACAGATAAAACAATTGGATTTATTCTTGGTGACACCATGTTTGGATATGGTGGTCAAGAAGAATTCACGAAACTCATGCGCCGTTTAAAGTTTCAGCGTTTGTTTATCATGTCTGGTAATCACACGGCAGGATGGAAACAATCATTTGAAAGTATCAAAGATAATACACTTTATATTGATGGATATCATAAAGAAGTAATATTTGTTCCAAATTATTTGGAAGCATATATTAACGGTCAGCCTATTGTCATGTGCCACTATCCAATTTTGTCTTGGAACGGAGCAGGAAAAGGTTCGTGGATGCTTTTTAGTCATGTTCATGGTTCACTTGTAAACAGTGAGCTTGGACGTATGTATTTGAAAGATGGAGGTTGTAACTTGGAAGTTTCCGTAGAAGCAACAAAATTTCCTTTGACTTATGGTGAAATTGGTGCTATTATGAAAACTAAATCTAAATTTAAAACAGATCATCATGACGAAAAGGCATCGACCCCATTTAGTTATTAATATGATAATATACATAGGAAAAACAACAATTTATTTTGCTACAAATGTAAAATTTTTAAAATTTGCTTGGTTTCCAAGATGTTCTTACTTTGATGGCGGTTCTTATTTCAAATTAAGTTTTTATTGGTTTCAATCTTTGATTGAGTTTTCCAGAACAAAAAAAAATAAATGTGTTTACAAAAAAATTTCTTTTGAAGAAATGGAAGAAATTTTGAAAAAAGATTTTGAAAAAGAAAAACAAAAAAATGAAAGGATTCTGTTAAATGAATAAAGAATTAGAATTAAAGTTGGTAGAAAAATATCCTAAAATTCTTTTTGATTATGGTGGAGATATGAAAAAAACTTGTATGCATTGGGGAATGGAATGTTGTGATGGATGGTACGATCTTTTAGACGAATTATTGGCTAAACTTGATTATATATCTAAACATTCGGGTGTTCAGGTTGTAGCAGATCAAATTAAAGAAAAATTTGGAACATTAAGATTTTATTACTCAACGATTATTAAAACCGATTTTAACGTAGAACCTGTTGTTGATAAAATAATTTCAGATGTTGTTAATGCTGCTGAACGTCAATCAGCTTATGTTTGTGAAAAATCTGGTAAAAGGGGTGTAACTTGTTCTAGTGTGGGTTGGTTGAGAACTCTATGTAAAGAAGAGGCAGATAAAGACGGCTATATCCCAATCAATCCACGCGATGCAAAATATTGGGATGAACTAAATAGTAAAAAGAATGATAAAGATCATTAATATTATAGTTTGTGTACTTTTAACATCATGCACTTATAATGATATGAGAAAGTTGTTTATTGATAGACCAGATTCTTATACTAAATTTTCTGGTAATTTTAATTACACCAAAGAACAAACTGAAAAAGCTAAAAATCAAATTGGTGTAAATTTCAAAAAACCATTGCACGAAACTAAAGATAAAAAAAAGCTTTATTACGTTGGTGGTAGCGTATATCACAACTATGATTATTTTAACAGGTCTTATCATGTTAACGGGTTTGGACAATTAGGAATGGAGTTTTAATATGGGATTATTTGATACATTTTATTTTAAAAATTACAAACTGAAAAGAAGTATTTTACCTAAAAACTTGGGTGAGTTGACTTTGAAAGAAATTCAAGACGCTCAATATCAAACAAAAGATTTGGGTCAAACATTTACTGGTCACTTTTATCTAAAAAAACATAAAAATTCTTATCGTCTTTTCAAACACGATATTGAATACATTTTTGTCGAGGGCGACCAAAAAGGAAAATCTATTATGGATCGTCTCGGTCACATGGAAGAAGTATCTTCGCAAGAGCTTTTAATTGACAATATCGGAACAAACACCATTAATGTTTATGAGTTTTTTTCCAAAGAAAACCATGATTATTGGGTTGAATTTGGTTTGGTCTTTTTAGAAAATAAACTTTGGAAAGTTAAGTTAAACGAATTTCGAGAAGAAAAAAACGATGATAAAAAATCTTTTGATTTGGAATATAATGAAAAAATGCGTAAGTCGGCAGAATTTTATAAAAGTCCTTTGGGAAAATTTATCCATTTACTCCGAAGAGCATATCTAAAAACCATTTGGAGGGTTCAGCTTTTCATTGGAAACATTTTTATTAAAATTGGAAACGCAATTAAAATGTGGCAACTTCTATGAAATTTATAGAAATTCTTCTTCAAAACAGTACAGTTAAAGAAGCCAAGCTTTACACAGCAGCAAAAAAAGCTAGTTTAAAACCAGATACTGGTGTAACTATTATTAATCAAGCTGCTTATCATGTTATTAAAGATTGTGCATCGATTACATATAGATACCTTCCAATCTATATTTGGGGTCAGTATCAAGATCCGTTTCAAGCATTAAAAGGAAAATTTACAAAAAAGGACATTCAAGATTTTTTAACCGTTGCTAACTCTGATTTCGTTTACCATCAATTACTTTCTTTAATTTTAGATAAGGTTGGTAAAGATTCAGAACCACAAGAACAAAAACCAGTAGTTTCAAATTATGCATCAAGCGATGATCCGTATGGTGATTATGGATCATCTGCATATGAGGAAGTTTCTCAAATATCTACACCAATAAATGTTTCAACATTAGATTTGCTTTGTAACGCTTTTAACGTAACTAGTTAACAATGATGTTAGAATTTAAAAACCCAATACCAGTTGTTACCCCTATGGGTGGTGCTTATGCTATATATGTAGCTAACGGTGGAACTTTTGAAAATGATATTTGGACCGTTGTAATGGAAAATGGTGGAAATATCTTGCATTTTAGATCGGATCAGATTAGAATATACCAAAATGCTACTTTTGATATAAAAAAATCTGATCCATTATGATTAATATATCTAAAATAAAAAACAAGTTAACCTTTACAGAAAGAGACATTTTTATTTGCTCGACAAAAAAAAGATTTCTTTCAAAGAAAACTGCGTTTGAAAAAAATACAAGATCATATAAATGTCCAATTTGCTTTTGTTGGCATAGGGCTACAAAATCAAACAAAAAAGATCCTCTTAAAGATTTTTTTAGAACATACAGAATAAAATGAAAACTTTAGTTATACCAGATGTCCACCAAAGGATCGAATCGGTCAAATCAATTTTAGACGCTGAAAAAGACTACGATGAAGTAGTTTTTCTCGGTGATTGGGTTGATTCTTTTTATGAGCCACCGAAAGTTGCTGGTTTTGAACAAACTTGCGAATACTTAAAATATCTTGTTTTGGAACATCCTAACAAAGATAAATTTGTTTTTTTAATTGGAAATCACGATTTAAGTTATATTTACGAAAATAAAAATTTTTCACCTAATCCAATTTCAAAAACTTTAAAATATTATTGTTCTGGTTTTACAATTTCTAAAGCCAGAAAATTTCGTCGTGTGTTTTTTGATCATGGTTTAAAAGATGATTTCTTTTTTACACATTTTAAATTTGCACATCAAACACAAGGATGGACTTTATCTCATGCGGGAATTTCAATTAAGTTTTTTCCTTATGGTTATACTATGGATCGTTTTGTAAACGAACTTCTCCCTGATGTTTGGAAAAATTTTAGAAATTTAGAATATAATCATAACGAGATCATTTCCGCTGCTGGTTATCATCGCGGAGGAAGCCATCCAGTAGGTGGTGTTATATGGCACGATTGGAGAGCAGAATTCCATCCTATTTTAGAAACTGGTAAACAAATTGTTGGTCACACAACAATCAAAGATCCTGAATGTATTCACATGAATACACCCTTAGAATGTTGGAATTTAGATACAGAAAAAGACTACGGGGTTATTATTGATGGGCGTTTAATAACCAAAAAAATACCAATCCAAAAATCAGTTTATAATAAACTATCAAGTAGGGTTAGTAATTTATCAAATTATGGTGGAATAGCTTAACAGTTAAGTATTATCATGACTGTTAAAGAATTAATAAATCGATTACAACAAATCAGTAATCAAGAAATGAAAGTTGTTGTGGATGGCTATGAAGATGGCTTTGATGATATCAAAGACCCAAAATTTATTGTTGCTTATGAGCAAATAGATCGTGATTGGTATAACGGAAAATATGAACAAAGTTCTTCTGGACAAGGTGGCAATCTTATGCTACTCTTGCCTAGATGAAAAGAAAAGTTTTATATCTCATAACAGGACCGTCTGGTGCTGGTAAAACTACTCGCGCTAAAGAATTGATGCGCGAAAAGGACATTAAGCATCATTACGAAGCAGATATGCTTATGATTGATCGTAATGGTGATTACGCATTTAATCCTAGAAAATTAAAAGAATGTCACAATTGGTGTCAGAAAGCAACCGAAAGAGCTATGCTTCTCGGTGAAGCTGTTATTATTTCCAATACCATGACAATGCAATGGGAAGTTAAACCGTATATTGAAATGGCAAGACATCACGGCTATCATGTCATTATTGAACATTTGACCACAGAATACAAAAACATTCATGATGTTCCACAGGAAATTGTGGAAAAAATGAAATCGAGGAGAGAATTTTTTAAATTGGAGGATTTTGAATAATATGAGCATAGAAAAAATTATAGCAAGAGATCATAAACTTAGTGAAGATTATCTTAAAGAAGCCAAACTTAATACTTGGCAAAAATTAAATTTTCATATCCGTTCTTGGACAAATAACAAATTTGGCGTCTGGGATATTTGGGATATTGTTCCTTATGGTTGGCAAAGATTTTATTACGACAAAATCAAAACCATTTTTAAACCACATCACTCTAGACTTCGTAAAGCTATTCCTCGTCAATGGTGGGATCTTAGTGGTCTGATTGTTGAGATTAATTTTGAAATCATTAAATCCTTTTACGAAGATGAATACTCAAAGGGAATTGTTGATTGGGACGCTGATGAACACCACAAAAAATTTGCTGAATGGTTGGAAGCATCTTACAAATACATCACTGTGGAACGCCAAGAATTCGAAAAACAAAAAGATGCTGCATATCCAAAAACAGATAATTTTTCTGATTGGTTTGGAGAAGAAAAAACTGATAAAAATGGCGTTGTTACTCGCACTATGAAAACTTGTGAAGAACGCTATGGAAAATCATATGAAGAGGTTTATGCTGAAGTTAATAGACTTGAAGCTCTTATTGATAAAACTGACACAGAAATATTAACAGAACTCATTAAAAAAAGAGATTATTTTTGGACATAATATCATGGCTAGATATGAAAATTTTATAATGACGGAAGACTTTTTGGATTCTAACCCAAAGGCCATTTTTGTATTTGGTGATAATACAATTCATCAAGGTTATTGTGGTGCAGCAATATTGAGAGATCACCAACAATCATATGGTTTTATTACAAAAAAATATCCTGATAATGAAGATGAATCTTTCTATCAACCCAAAGAGTATGCTGGTATATTTTTTGATGAGCTTGTAAACCTAAGAGAAAAAATTAAAGAAGAGCCATTTAAAACTTTTTATATTTCTCAACTAGGTGGTGGTTTAGCAAACAAATATCATATTTGGGAAAAAATTATTAAAAATGGATTAGAAAAAAACTTGCAAGAATTTCCTAATGTGGTATTCTTATGGGAACAATAACATGATTTACGGATTTAATTTAACTACGGAATATGCTTTAGATTTTGGTCTTTTTTATAAAGTTAGAAATTTTAAAGATGGTATTACTTTTTTTGAGTTTTTATTAAATTTAGACCTTTATAAAAGAGATCATAACCCTCAAATTCGATTTAATTTGGTTATATGTAATTTTACTATTTTTGATATTACATTGTATAATGTAAGGCACTATGACTCTTATCTGTGATAAACCTTCTGTTGAAGATGGGTTTGGTATATACGAACATAACTTTTGTGGTATACCTTCATATTTGATTATTCCTGCAATTGATGCGAAATGGAATAAAACCAATTTACATTACCGATCTTTAATTATAAGCAAAGAGACATCAGAAGTTCTTTCGAGTGGTTGGCCGAAATTTTTTAATTGTGGTGAAAAACCAGATTGTTATCCTGATCCAAACAAATATGATGATTGGAACATACAAGAAAAACTTGATGGTTCATTGTTGATTGCAGACTATGTTAATGGAAAATTTAATATGCGAACTCGCGGAACAGCTTCGTATATAAAACAAAACAATTTTTCTGATTTTGAACTTTTAAAAGATTATCATCCAAATATTATTTCTTTCTTAGAGCAAAACAATCATTTATCTTTACTTTTAGAAATTATTACACCAAACAATGTTATCGTTATTAGAACACCAATGGTTCAATTTTACTTGCTTGGTGCAATCGATAAAACAACTTTAAAACCGTTGCCTTTAAAAAAGGTTGAAAACATTTCTCAAGAATTAAAAATTCCAATGCCTGAAGTTTACTCTTTTGATAGTCTTGAAGAAACCGTTAAAACAGTTAAAGAATGGAAGGGCAAAGAAGGAATTGTTATATCATATAACAACAATCAAAATAGAATTAAAATTAAATCTGATTGGTATTGTTGGATTCATAAAATTAAATCCAAATTAAATTCTGAATCAAATTTAATTGAATTTTATGTGAATGAAGGTCTTCCATCATACAAAAAATTTTACAATATTATTAAAACTAATTTTGATTGGGAGCTTGCTGAACAAATGACAGGGGATATCTCAAAAATGGTAGAATGTGGAAAAAAAGTAAAAAAAGCTATCAAAGGAATGGGATTTTTTGTTGATATTATTAAACATTATCCCACAAGAAAAGAACAAGCTCAACAAATAATGTCATCATATGGAGAAAATCAAAGTAATAAGACGGGAATGATTTTTAATTTATTGGATGGTAAAAGTTTAACTAACGAACAACTAATCAAACTAATGCATCAAAATTTATGAAAAAAATAAAAATTATAGCACACATTAAAGAAAACTATCCAGAAGCTCAAATATTATTGGCAGATGGTTTTGAAAACGCATTTTTAGGTATAGGTCAACAATTTAATACTTTTTTTTCAGTTTATGATAAAAACAAGTGTATCAAAATTTTAACAAAAAATATGAGCTATGAAGAAGCTATAGAATATTTTGAATATAATGTTTTGGGTGCATATGTGGGAGAAAATACTCCAATTTTTATTGACAATTTTGACAGTTACTGATAGGATAAAGAAATGAAAATAGTAACTCTTTCATCTCATGCACTACTTCCTAAAAAAGGTTCTGTAAATGCAGCAGGATATGATCTTTATTCTATTGAAACTGGTGTAATAAAACCTAAAGAAAGACGATTAATACCAACTGGAATAGCTCTAGCAATTCCTTCTGGATATTATGGAAGAATTGCTCCAAGATCTGGATTGGCTTTTAAACATGGAATTGATGTAATGGCTGGCGTTATTGATTCAGATTATCGTGGAGAAGTTGGAGTAATACTTTATAACTCTGATAGCTTTAATGATTTTATTTTTAATATTGGAGATAAAATAGCACAAATTATTTTTGAAAAACATTATGATTTTGTTTTTAATGAAGTTTTTCAAATTAAAGATTTAAATGAAACACAAAGAGGAAGTGGTGGATTTGGTTCTACTGGAGTTTAATGAATATTTTTATTTTAGACGAGCATCCTGCTACCGCAGCAAGATATCACTGTGATAAACACATACCTAAAATGTGTGTTGAGTTATATCAGCAATTAGGTTCTGCTGTTATTCGTCATGGTGCTACACCTGCCCAAATGCCTTTGACATCCAAAGGAACACCATTAAAGGGTGGTTATCACAATCATCCTTGCACTCGTTGGTGTGGCGATAGCAGAATCAATTTTATGTGGGCAATGACACATGCTTTGGCTTTGTGTGAGGAATATACCAGAAGATATTCTAAGATTCATAGCTGTGAAGCTGGTCTTAAACATTTAGCTGATATGCAACATATGATCGAAGGCGAACAAGTTACTCCGTTTGCTCAAGCAATGCCTGATCAATATAAATCACACGATGCTGTCTATTCTTATAGACAATATTATATCCATGAAAAGAAAAACTTTGCCAAATGGGAAAAATTAAATAACATTCCCGAATGGTGGATACTATGAATACAAAAATTACAAAACTAATTGCAGATGTTTCTAAAAAATGTATTGAAAATAAAATAAACTTTCGTTTGGAATATGCAGAACAAGTGGATACTAACAACATTCCATGTAGTGGTTTTTTTGATGAAAAAAGTTTAGTCGTTGCCACAAAAAAGAAAACAGTCCAAGATTGGTTGGATATCTTAATTCATGAGTCGTGTCATTTAGATCAGTTTATTGAAAAATCTTCTGTTTGGGTTCCAGATGATTTGGGATTGTATGTTGTTGAGGATTGGATTAGCGAAAAACGTAAAAAGTTTAATTTGAGTAAAGTTACTGAAGCATTTCAAAACACAATTCTTCTTGAATTAGATTGTGAAAAAAGAACTGTCAAAAAAATTAAAAAATATAAACTTAATTTTAACATAGATTTGTATATCCAAAAAGCTAATGCTTATTTGTATGGTTATGGTGTTTCTTATAAGAAAAAAGTATGGCCAAATAGACCCTATGAAAAAGCTTTTATTATTAATAAAATGCCAAAAAAGTTTTTGAAAAAAGAAGAGTACTTTAATATTCCAGACCACATACTAAGTCTTTATAAGTATTCTTATGAAAAAAATACTTAAACCATCGGAATTAGAAGATGCTGTATATTACTCTGATTTTAGTGGAAAAATATTAAACGAACAACCTCCGATAGAGATTAATATTGACTTTAATTATGGGTCAAAGTATGATGGATGTAAGTTAGAATTACATTTGGATGATGAAGATTTTGACCAGCTTTTAAGCTTTTTAAAAACCAAATTATCTGAAAATTTTAAACATAATTATGAGCAGTTTAAATAAAGACATTGTATTGGTTTTAAACAAAAATTGGCAAGCTATTAATATCAGTACACCAGCCGATGCATTATCCATGATGTATTCGAATACTGCTACTGGATTAGATATTCGTGGAAAGGACGATATGGTTCCTTTAACTTGGAAACAATGGGTCGATTTATCATGTTCCGAAGACGATCATTTTGTAAAAACGATTCAGGGTAATGTAAAAATTCCTAAAATTATTATTTTGTGCAGATATGATAAAGTTCCTAAAAAACGTCCTAAAATAACTCGTAAGGGTATTTGGATTAGAGATCAGGGGATTTGTCAATATACTGGTAAAAAAATAAATCCAAACGAAGGAAATATAGATCATGTAATTCCAAAAAGCAGGGGCGGTGCTACTGATTGGACTAACTGCGTTTTAGCACATAAAAAAGTAAATGCTAAAAAAGCAGATAGAACACCAGAAGAAGCTGGACTGAAATTAATTCGTCAACCGTATGTTCCGAAAGAACTTCCAGTTTCTTTTTATCTTACAAACAAATATAACATCCAAGAATGGGAATTGTTTTTGAATTCTAAATCATGAGATCATCTTGGCCAAAACATGCAATGGAACTTGCAAAGGTTGCTATGCTCAGATCCGAAGATCCCCATAAAAAAGTGGGTGCTTGTGTTCTGGGACATAACAACGAAGTTTTAGCTGTTGCTTATAATGGTTTAGCCAGTGGTGTAAACGTTCACAATAGCTTTTGGAAAGATAGAGACGAGCGTAGACCTTATATGATTCATGCTGAAACAAATTGTTTGGCAAGAATTCGTCAAGGCGAAGGGAAGTTAATAGCTTGTACTTTGCTACCTTGTTCCAATTGCGCTATTAACATTGTGGCTCATGGAATTAAAGAAGTGTTCTTTAATGAAATGTACAGCAGAGATTACAAGGCTGTGGAAATTTTTAGTTTTTATGGCGTTAAGTGCCATCAACTTGATTAAAGTTCGTATGCCTCTTTTGCCAATCTATAATCGATTGGTTCAGCCATAGAATATTCTTTGACTGCTTTCTCTATACTTTCTTTGACAGTTAGAAGTCCTAATCCAATACTTTCAATTTTATCCGTATTTAAAATACAATTACTTCTACCAACTTTAAATTTGGCATCAGGAATAGAAACAAAATTCCACTTTGGATTTTCGAATCCATAAGACTTTAAAATTTCAACAACTTCTTTGGCTTCAATACTACCTTTATTGGTAACATTATAAACTCCTAAAGGTCTATTTTTTTCAATGAACTTGTAAACAAAATTTACAAGATCATCAACATTAGTAATAGAATTTTGTTGGCTGATTAAATTGTCATAATTTAATAATTTCCAAAGATAATTTTTAGATTCAGGAACGCCATTAAACGGTATACGAATTCTGAAAATATATCTTTCCAAATGTTCGCTCAACTTTTCAAAAGCATCTTTTGTTTTTGAATAAAAAGAACTTTGATTACTATCTGCTCCAAAATTTGGGAGATCGTCTTCTGTGTATTGTTGTGAATACCCATCATAAATACAACCAGATCCAATATGAATAATTGGAATTCTGAGACGGTTGGCGACTTTAGTGATATATAAAGGTACTGTTACGTTATAATGGTAACAATTTTCTTTATCGGTTTCACATGCTTCAACATTGGGTCTACCAGTATAACCAGAACAATTTATAATCCAATCAAAATTTGCTTTTGGATAGTCTGATTCTCTATGTAAAAATTTTACAAATGTATCAGGATCTTCATAATTCAAATCAGATTTACTAATATGAACTATGTTATGTTTTTCATTAGCTTTTGCTAAATAATTTCCAATATATCCCTTTCCAAGTATTAATACTTTCATATTATTTGATTGGACATGCACCGCCTTCACATTCCAAACCTTGAATAGCATCTTCTCCCATATCAGAAGATTTCATTGTTTGAATTGGTTTAACTTTAGCTTTATTTTTTTCGTATGTTTCACCATTAATTTCTTCGTATGGTGCTTGTTTGAATCCGTGATTTTGTCTCAACAAAAAGCTTACAGATTTAATTGAATTTTGATAATTTTCTTCTAACCATTTTTTAAGCTCTGGAAGTTCTTCTTCCGAGTAATATGCGGTAACACTAACTGCATTATCTGACCAAATAGTTTGAAGTTTTTTAACTGTTTCCAGTTGTTTGATAACTCCCATATCTGCTGCAAAAATTGCACCATCTGGTGTTTCGCACGGAAACTCAATAACAACGGTATCATGATTTTCTGAGCCATCAAAATTGATGACATATTCGGTATGATATCCCATATCTCTGCAATATTGAACTAATGGATCATTACTTGCCATACGAACACGACGAGTATAATATTTTGAATAAGCGGGGTGGATTCCTGGTGTAGCACCACCAAGAAGACTTAATGTTCCACTAGGCTTAATTGTTGTAAGTTTAATACTACGAGGCCATCCTTTTTGTTTACTCCACTCTTTATCAAATTTTCTCAATTCTTTATAACAATCGTCAAGCCAATCGACTTTATCTAATGCTTGACAAACACCAGTTACTCCCAAACCAAGACGCATGTTCTTGTGAACAATTTTATTTGTTTCATCGTGAATGAATGGAAGTGCAGCGATTGCTTTTTGTGTTTTATAAAGCAATCTGGCACAATCAACCAATTCTTCTTTGTTTGAAATATTATTCAAATAAAGTTCTGAGAGATTGCAACACTCATAAGAGGCAAGACTAATTTCACCACATGGGTTTGTACCAACTACATTGTCTTCATCGGTTGGATAAAGACTAGAATCCTTCATTGGACCATCTTTAATTCTTCCATATTTTTGAGAAAGAGGAAGGTTAAAGAAACCATAAGGTTCGCCTTTTGCAAAACCAGTTTCTTTATCTGTTGTATAACCATTTTGCCAGATCTCGTTTGAGATGTGGGAAAAGTCATCAGCATAAATCGTGTTGTTAGACATTGCTCTCCAGTTAGGAATATTTCCCAATGACCAATTTTTGGCGCGTAAAAAGAGATAATCATCAGGATCTCCTATAGCAATTTGGGCAGAGCGACGAACATTACCAGAAACAACAATACTTCCAATAATATTACAAATATCTAATACATCGATAGAACGAAGCTTTTTGCCTTCTCTTGTTTGAAAGATTTTTGCAATTTTGTCAATACCTTCGATTAATATTCCTGCTCCGCTTGCTTGTCCACCGAAACCTTGAATCTTTTCACCTGCACCACGAATAAGGATTGTAGAATAATTAAAAGATTTTCCTGTTACATAAAATGCATGAAGAACTCGATCTAAAAGTTCGATCCAGCCTTCACGACTATCTGGAATAATAAACTTTGCATCTTTTGTACATTCATGTGTAATCGTTACACCTTTTTTAATTTTAGGAAGTTCGTGAATATCTTCTCTACGAATAGAAAATCCGACACCACCACCAAGCATTAAATTTTCAAATAAAAACAAAAATGCTTTTGGTTCATTCATAGACACATTCCAACAATTCAATAAAGAATTTGCTCCAAAACGCTCAACTGTGTTTGTTCCTAATTGCCAAAGCATTCTTCCTGCATAGTTGCAACGCAAGTTGAAAATATGATCAAACAGTCTTTCGGCTTCTTCTTGTGTATAATCTGCACCTAGTTTTTGTGCTCCGTTGATACAACGTTGAATTGTTTCATGCCACTCTTCTTTTTGTCCATCGTCTTTTAAACGAGCATATGTTCTTTTATAAACAATATAACCAAGTCCATTGAAACCCCAATTAGTTTTTTTGTTAGAATATTTTTTAACAAACGAATCCGAAATAATTTTTTCCATATTTTTAATTAGATAATTTTTACAATAATCAATATATCATTTTTTAATCTTTTTGTAAATTTTTTTCTTTTTCTTTTTTCGTTTTGCAAGTTTTTTTAACTCTCCTTGATATATTTTGATAGCTAAATATTTTAAAAATTTTGTTATATCTAAAACAGACAAAGTATTCATTAATCTAGATTCAGTATATAAAACTTGGGTTTCGCACCAATCTGGATACAAATAATGAACACATTCATGATAAGCAGTTGATATTAAATTTGTTCTTGGATCTATTTCAATATCTGTCCAATTACAAGAACCATCAAACCCTCTCATTTTTTTAAAAATAAAAAAAGTTGGAGGTTTTCTTCTGATCAAATTTAAACATCTATTATGAATTTGAGTCAATTGTCTTTTGGTCAGCTTTTTCATCTTTATACTTATCGCTATGGATTTGGACGATTTTCGTATGTGGGTTAATGGCTATATTCAATATTACTAAAAAAATATAAGTTGCGAGCCAATTATTAAATGTGTATAACATGTTCATATTGAACAGTGTATTTAAACTCCACATAAACAAAATAGGCCCAAAAATCAAATATACTAAGATTAATAGTAACGCAAAAATATATTTCATGAGTTGAATTATGAGCTTTTTTGAGGGAAAGTCAATTTATTTGTTTGCTTTTATCTTCAAAACTGCTAAACTACTTGCATGATTTCTTTAAAAGTAAAAAGTGTCTTTTCAATACCCAAAGATAAAGAATTTTATAAACCTGAAATGGGTAACGAGTTTCCCCTTAAAACATTTATTACAAATCATTATGGTTATGCTCCTTGTTTTTATAATCTCGAAACTGTTTTTAGTTCTGGTGTGTTAGATTATTTGTTTGAGCATGGTCAACTTATTAATTTTTACAATACAGGCAAATTAGAAAGCATCTTAGTTGGAGAAATCGAAAAAACACACGGAGGGTTTTTTCTTTTTAAATACAAAGACATTTTTGTTAAATTAAATATTAAAAATTTCAACAGTGAATTTTTTGACGATGATTTAGAATTTCTTTCACGCATTCAAATTAAAGATAAAAAGAAAGACACTAAAACTTTTACACTATCTATTATAGGACCAGCAAACTTGAAAGAATACCCACTAAAAGATTTTGCTCAGTTTGCTCTTAACGATGCTCAAGAAGTTAAAGTTCACTTGTTTATCAAAAATCAATATGGTGACTACAACTTTGAACCTATTGCGATTAATCTTCCAGATAATCTTGATCTAGAATCAAACTATGGAAAAAATTTTATTGATGTTGACAAAAAAATCAAAGAAAGATTGGAAGAAAAACCCAACGGTTTATTCATGTTTCATGGTTTGCCAGGTACCGGAAAAACAACTTATATCAAATATTTGGCAGGGCAAGTTAAAAGAGACTTTATTTATATCCCAACAACAATGATCGAATATTTTACTTCCGATCCTAATTGTTTACACACTCTCATCCAAAAACCAAATTCTGTTATTATTTTGGAAGATGCAGAAAAAGCAATTTTAAAAAGACTTGGAGATGGCATGGATTCATCAGCAGTATCTTCACTTTTAAATCTTTCAGATGGAATTTTAAGCGATATTCTTAAAACATCTGTTATTGTAACTTATAATTGTCCAAAACAAGATGTTGATGATGCATTGAAAAGAAAAGGAAGATTACAAATGGATTATGAATTTACAGCATTGAGTGAAGAAGATGCAAAAAAATTAGCAAAAAAATTAAAATATTCTAAAAAGACTATTGATGAAAAAATTAATAAACCAATGACATTAAGCGAAATTTATAATATTGAAAAAGAAACTGAATTTTATGGAGATACCAAAAAAGAAAATCAAAAACAAATTGGATTTGGGGTTTGACGATTTAATTTTATTGGAAGAATCTTTTTCTCATATAAAGTTCTTTGATAAAAATCACACTTATACAATTAATAATAAACCAGCAAAAGAATCTGTTTCTGGTTTATTGAAAAATTTTGAAAAACCTTTTGAATCTGAAAAAATTGCAGGTTTTGTTGCGACAAGAGATCAAAAATCAGTAGAACAAGTTTTATCTGAATGGGAATTTGCAAAAAATTATTCATGTCATAAGGGATCAGAATTTCATTTATTTGTTGAAAATTATTTTAATAGAAAACAAATCACGATAGATTCAAAATCTTTAAAATTATTTTTTGATTCTAATCAAAGTTTTTATGATAACCAATCAACCGAAAAATACTATAAAGAGTTAGCACATTTAATAAAAAATTTTTTAAATTTTTATGATTGGTGGAAAAAAGATCATGTATTAATTAAATCTGAGTTTGTTGTTGGTGATGAAGAAAATGGTATTTGCGGAACTATCGACAACCTTTCTTATAATAAGAAAACAAAAGAATTAGTTATTTTTGATTATAAAACTAATAAAGAAATTAAAAAAAGAAATCCAAGAGATGAAACATTTTTAAAACCAATCCAATATTTGTCTCATTGTGAATACATAAAATACAGCCTTCAATTAAATTTATATCAATATATAATTGAAAAAAATTCACCATTCAAAGTTCCAAAGTCATATATTGTTTGGGTGGCTGATAAAGAAAACTATGAATTGATGCAAACGTTACAACTTCAAAAAGAAGCAAAAATGTTAATAGAATACTATAAATAGTATTAATGAGATCAAAAGACCAAATTTTACTAGAAAATGCATATTCAAGCATTTTATCAAAAGACAACGATATTGAAATGGGTATGCCAGAAGAAAACCCTGAAGCTCCTTTTTCGTGTGATCATTTAGCAGAAAGAGAAGAAGAGGCTATGGCAAAATCTAATCTTTATGCTATCTGTAAACACGCAAAATCTCTTTTAGACTCATTGGAGTCTGGCGCACATTTAGAACCTTGGCAATTAGAAAAAATTGCAATTGTAAATGATAACATTCAAAGTGTTTCTCAAGTAGCAGAGTATGAAGCTGGTGCTCAATCTGAAGAATTTGATATCAATGATATTGATAGTATGGATAAACCAGAAAGTATCCAAAGAGAATCAAAAGAAACTAAAGAAAAGGGAAATCCTTGGGCAATATGTAACAAATCAACAGGTGGTAAAAAAGAAAACCCAGAAAAATTTGAAAAATGTGTCAAAGGGGTAAAGAAAAAAACTGGTTATAAAAAGAAATAATTTTATAGAAATGGGAACAAACCAAGATAAATAATATTACAACTATGAATGATCCATTAGCAAACGCATACTTAAAAATCCTTGAGGAAGGTGTTCCTTCAAGCGAAGTAAAAGGTACAACAACTAAACCAAGCGATGCTCCTTACGGAGACAAGAAAAATAATCTTGTTAAAAAAGTTTCGCCAAAATCAGCAACCGAAAATGCTGACAGTGAAATGGATGATGTTGAAGAAGCTCCAGCCGAATTAACATCAAATGGATCAGACGGAGAAGCTAAAAAATTAGGAGAAGCATCCAATCCTTTTGATGCTCTCTTTAATAAAATTTTAGAAGAAGAAGAAGCATTCAATTTCTCAACTGAAGACAATTCTTTGGAACCAGATTCATCATTTGATATGAATACAAATGATGATGGTCTTGATGAATTTGATGATGAAACAGAAGAAACAGAAGGCGAAGAAGTAACACTCACACTAAGTCGTGAATTAGCTGAAAAACTTCACGAAGCTTTGATGGGAGTTCTCGAAAATTCCGAAGAAGAATCAGAAGATTTGGGTGAAGAAGGTGAAGAAGGTGAAGAAGGTGAAGAAGGTGAAGAAATCGAAGAAACTGAAGAAGTTAAAGAAGAAGCAGTAGATGCTGAAGTCGTAGGACATGCTTTAGTTGATTCTGAAAAACTCAATAAAGGTTTGAACAGTCATTCAAACAAAGTTGTAAAGGGAGCAGTTCCTGTTACAAGTAAATCAGCCGAAACACCACAAACAGGAAAAGGTTGTGATGGAGAATTAAAATCACATTCAACAGAACCAGCAGTAAAAAAACTTCAAAGTAAAAAAGATAATGTTGGTGGAGTAACTGTTGGAAAAACATTGTTTGACAATTAATTAAAATATTAAAATAAAGTTAAAAACCCCGCAATCGCGGGGTTTTTTCTTTGTAAGTACTAGTAATGGATTTTAAATCATACTACTCTTTGAATAAACAAGAAAAGGATTTGCTTAGTCCTAATACAGGGTCACACCATCATCAATCTTTAAACAGATTGGTAGGATCTGGATTAAATCGCAAACACGCTAACTTTGTTGCTCGTAAAGAAACTGAAAAAGAACACCTTCATCCCAAAGTTACCAGTTGTTATAAAAACAAAAAAGATGAAAACTTAACACCATTTGAAGCAAAAGACATTATGAATAAATTTGGTTTATATCCAACTGATGAAGAACCAAAAAAAGCAATTAAACAATTGGGAGTTTATTTATACAAGACCGGACCAGATACATATATTTTAAAATATATGGGACAATAAAATGGAAAAGCTAAGATTTTTAGATAAAAGACTTAACGGCAACGAAAGAAGAAACTTTGATCGTTGGTGGTATGAACAAATTGGTATATATGGACAAGGTGTAACATATTACACAAACCAAACAACTTTAAGTAGTGCATATCATCTTTATGGTGAAAACCCTAGTGCTGGTTTTGGAAATCCAAACGATATGGTAGTCATGTTAAATTTAAATAATGATTCATATCTTCTTTCAAAATTTGGAATTGTTGCAGATAGTGATGTAACTGGAGTTATACACCCAAAACACTTTACAGCGGTGTATGGATTATCTTCTGAACCAAAAATGGGGGATTTGATGAGGTTGACGGAATTTGGTGCTGACAGAATCAACTATCCAAAAAGAGGCGCAACAATATATGAAATAACCGAAGTTGTTGATGAGTTTCAATTTAATCCTCTTGGTGGTCATTACGTTTGGTTTTTCAAAGCGAAACGTTATGATTATAGTTATGAAACTGGAAGTCCAGGACCAGGACAAGGTAATAACGGTCTAGATGATAATGATACAATCGAACAGGCTTCTCTAAACAACTTCAACTACATTGATGATAATACTTGTAGTAATACTTCTGTTTATGGTGAATATTAATATTTTTCGTAATTGAAGTTCTTTTCTGAAAAATCATCATAACAAACATCTATTTGATATTCATCCCTTAGAATTTTTCTTAAAAAAATATTTTCCGTTGCTTCCATATATTTGTAAACTTCTAGTGGTTTAATTTCAATCTTGGAAAATGGGATATTTTTTTCTTGGGCTTTATCAGCTATAATGTTTACTGCTTCGTATAAAGACATCCATTTGGCCCAAGTAGAAGCTTCTTGATGTACTACTTCAAACTTTTTTTGTTTATTTTTTTTCATATATTTAAGAAACTTTTTTATCATCAACTAAAGGAACTCCTGTTACACTCGGAATGTTTAATGGTTCTGTTACTCTTGCAACAACAAATTGAATATTAACAGAATTTTTCTTTTTACAAGAAGCGCAATCAAATTCTACTTTTTCGTTTTCATCTGGTAAAAACGTCATGATATTTTTAGAATTACAATATGCACATTCTAATATTGTGGACAATGGTTCTAATTTTTCTAATTGTTTTTGTTTAGTTTTCTCAACAAAATAGTTGTTAATAATATTGGCTAAAAAAGAAAAGGTAACATATTGAAAAACAAACATTAACAAAAAAGATCCCCAAAAACTAACACCAAATAAATAAAAACCAAATGCACCCAAAGAAGAAATAGAAAATACAAGTGCTGTTGAAAATAAAGCTTTTTTCATTTATACTAAGTTAACAAATTATAAACAGTTTGTCAACTTAAAAATCAAGGTAATTGAATTTGGATTGTGTTTCCTTGAATTGGAGAAGAGTTTATTGGTATATCTTTTGGAACAAAAACTGGATTCTGTGATGGTTGTTGCTCTGCCATATTAGTTATTTCACCTATTTTTAACCCCACATCTTTAATCAAAGAAATGGCTTTTTTTGATTTTCCATATAGCTGAATTAAATCACTTTTTTGTTCTGGTGTTAATGTTGGGTTATTTTTAATGCATTGTGCAATTTTAGACATACCCGTCATTAAATAAACAAAACTGTCTGAGAGATCATCCACAATCGTTTGTAATGGCCAAGGGAAAGCAACTGATGCGTCTGGTGGTGGTGTTGTTAAATTATCAGTTGGAAAGTTTCTTTGGTTTTGATAATTATAGCCGTCTTTAGTTGGTATAGGAGCAAAGTCTTTTCTTGGTGGTGCATTGTATGCTGGATACTGTGCAGGACCCCTATCATAGACTTCTTCTATAATTTTTTCCAAATTCATTTACTTGACTACACCAACCTTCGATAAATTGCCACATCTAGCACAAACCCATTTACATTCTTTTACTACTTGTTTGTCTTGTGGGTTTGTTTTTTCGGTGATTTTACCATGAATTGATGCGCCACAAAAATGACAAGCAATTGGTCTGTTTTCAACCGTCATATAATGGGTGTTGTTGTTCATGTTATATTTACTTAGTATTCGAAGGTTTCCAAGTGTTCTTTTCGTTTTCTAATTTTTCAACAACAAATTTAACAAATTCAGATCTTACAATATCTTCTTTTGTAAATTGAAACCTATGAATACCGAATTTTTTAGATTCTTCACAAGTAAAAAGATCACAAATTTTTGAAAAACCACCTGCTTTATTTTCTGGTAAATCTGATTGCATGGGGTCACCACAAAAGATTATTTTGGAAAATTCTCCCATTCTGGTAATTGTCGTAATAAGTTCACGAAAACTAATATTTTGACATTCATCTACAATAATACATTTAGTAGCCCAGTGCAAACCTCGAATATAATTTACTGGTGTCGCATTAAATCTTTCATCATTTCTTAATCTGTTGATTGATGCTTTATCTAAAAGTTCTTCGAGTTTTTCCATGAAAGGTACCATGTATGCTTCAAACTTCTCATCAATAGTTCCTGGTAAATATCCGATTTTACTATCTGCGCTTTCTACTGCGCTTCTTACAAAGATTATGTCAGATATTTTTTTATTTCTTAAAAGATGAAGTGCGGCATAAACAGCAGTAATTGTTTTTGATACACCTGCTGGTCCTTCTACAAACACACATCTAGTATTTTTATCTAAAAGAATTTCAATTAATTCTTTTTGTTTTTTAGTCCAAGGAAGTTCTTTGATAAAGAAATCAAATGCAACCTTGTCTCTTTGATAAACATAAGGAGACGTATCCTTGGAAGTTTCCATGTTTTTTTCCAACGAAGACTCTTTACGACGAGTTTTCTTTTTAGTCATGATTTTTTAAAAATTAATTAAAACGGAGCACTGTAAGTTAATGAATCTGGTTTAGTATCTTTTTTAACTTCTGTTTGATTGTTTGTTGTTTTTGGCGGGAGATTTTTTGACATTAAAACTTTTATAAGTTTTTCTTTTCTTGCATTATCCATTTGGTCAAAGTTTAAATTTTCTAATTGTTTTATCAGATCATCAGATTCTTCTTCTGAAACGTTTTCATCTTCAGTTGCCGATGTAAGAGGTTCTAATGCTGCTTGTAATCCTTCTTTTTCTCTTTGACCAAGCATTCTACCTAATGGTTCAAACTTCTTTTTTAAAGTTTCTTGGTCTAAAGTAGCTACAGTTTCTAAAAATATTTTTTCAAATCTAGTGTTCATAATTTTAATTACCAATCTTTACAAGCTTGATATCTTGGTGTTCCAGGTTTAGCACTAGAACATTTATGTCTAGCACGAAATGATTTTTTGCGTTTTGTGTTTCCTGATTTACCTGTTACGCGAACTCCTTTTTGGCCCCAATGTATTCTTTTATATCCACCTTTAGGATTTTTAACACATTTCATCCATTTTTTACCTTTTGAAGTAGAAGACGTTTTTCCTGTTACCTTTGTACAGTTGGATTCTGTAAGTATTGTTGATACAAGTAAATCAAACTTATTCATAATATTACTTATTCAAAGACAACACTAAAACAAATTAATAAAAATTGGTAAAAATAAAGATAAATAGTATTATAAAATATGGCAACAAGAACAATAGCATCACCTGGTGTACAAATAAATGAAATTGATCTCAGTATTATTTCCAGACCAATCGGTTTAACAGACGTATTCATTACTGGATTTGCTGATCAAGGCCCAACTGAAGATTTTGTTAGTATTGGAAGTCTTTCTGAATTTGAACAAGTTTATGGAAGTCCAAAAAATGCAGCAGAAAGATATCTTTATCATTCTGCAAAACAAATTTTATTAAATTCACCTGCTAACCTTTTAGTTTCCAGAATGCCTTATGGATCTGGTGGTGGTGAAGGGTACTCCAATCAATATAGTGCTTTGGTATTTCCTATCAGAAACCAAGGTGTGGGTAGTAATATATTTGGGGTAACTACTATTACAGTTCAAACAAATGGAAGTGGGTTTACAACAATTCCAAGTATTGAAATTGTTGGTGGTGGACCAAATGGAACAAACCCACCAATAAAAGCTACAGCAAGAGCAGTGATGGGTCTTTTTAGTGGTCTTTCGGGTGTGGCAGCAATTGAAATTACTAATCCTGGATATGGGTATGTTACAGCACCATCCGTTCAAATAATAGGCGGAACTCCATCTATCGCCGCAGTTGCTAATGCAACTATTTCATTAATTGGACAGGTTACAAATAACTATGAAACAAGTTTAAGTTATGTTTTAGAAGAACCGATTTCAATGCTTCTCACAGAAGAGCAATATGAAAAACTTGTACAAAATGATATTCGTTGGTTTTCTTCATATAGTCCAACAATTAATGGATTCGATGAAATTGGTAAAGCTGGTTTAATTATTCTAAATAATTCCAAAACAACAGTCAATAATTTATATGAAGGATATTATATCAGTATTGCTGATAATTCAGAAGTAAATCCTGCAACCGATTATACGGCTGTAACTGGTGTTAAATCTGTTAATACAATTAATAACAATCAAACACAATCTTATATTTCTATTCCACAAACAAGATTAAATTTTAGCTTGACACAATCATACTCTTCATTTGGAGGAACCAGTATTTCACAAACAATTGAAAATTATCCAATTGGATATGATTTTGGAACAAGATCGTTTAATGATAGTTTATTAATTACTTTATTCAAAATTAATTCGAATCAATATGGTCAAGATACTGTAACTTTAGATTATAGTGTTGCCGAAGGATTTGCTGGATCTCTTTATTCAAAGAGAACTCAGAATAATCCTGGTGGCGGAACACCAGATAGCTTTTATATTGATACTGTAATCAATAACTCTTCAAATAATTTGAAAGTTTTCACAAATCCATATATTTCCACAAGAGGATCTTGGATTTCTGATGATGGTAATCCTACTAAATCAATTAGAGTTTCTGGTGCTGCTAAAAATCTTTATTCAATAGGTGTTTATACATCTGATACAGATTTTTCAGCTAAAGAAGTAGGAAACGTTCCTCTTAAATTACAACGCATTTTAAGAAAAATCGAAAATGATGATGAGATGAACATCGATGTTGTAGCTGAATGTGGTTTATCAACCATATGGGCTGGTGCTAGAATGCGCTCATTAGATCCTACTATTGAAGATACTAGAACAATATTTGATGAGACATATAATGTAAACATTAGTACCATTAAATCTACTAATGGTTCAGCACCAACTGGTACTTTATATCAGTCTTATATTGATGTTGTTAATCAGTTCGTAGTTTTAGCAGATAAAACCAAAAAAGATCATGTGTTTATTGCTGATCCTTTAAGATATATATTTGTTCAAGGTGAAAACTCAAAAACAAGCGAAAAACAAAATTACATATTCTCAACAGACATTTATTGGCCTCTAAAAAATATTTTTAGTTCTGTACAAAGTAGTTATGTAGCTGCTTATGGAAACTGGCTTAAAACAAATGATATAGTAACAAATAAACAAGTTTGGGTTCCAAACTCTGGATATATTGCTGCTGTTTTTGCTGAAACATCACAGGCAGCATTCCCTTGGTCTGCACCTGCTGGTTTTAATAGAGGTACATTAAATAATGTAACAGATATCGGTGTTAATCCAACACAGAAACAAAGAGATCTATTGTATAAAATGAATGTCAATCCTATTGCATTTTTCTCAAATGACGGATATGTCATTTATGGACAAAAAACAATGTATCGTAAACCATCTGCATTTGACAGAGTTAACGTTCGTAGATTGTTCCTTACACTTGAAAAAGAAACACAAGCATTGCTTAAATACTTTGTGTTTGAACCAAATACTTTTGCTACACGCAACAGATTAAAGGGTGCATTGATTCCTACATTTGACAAAGCAAAATTAAACGATGGTCTTTATGATTATCAATTAATTTGTGATGAAAGAAACAATACAGCAGATGTAATCGACAATAACGAATTAAAAATTTCGATTTACATTAAACCAGTAAGAACTGCTGAATTTGTATTAGCAGACTTCATCGCCACAAGAACAGGAATTGATTTCGCTGAACTTAATGGTTAATCAAAAATATAGAATAAGGAGATAAATATAATATATGGCAGGATTACTCGAACAACAAGGAATTGAAAACTTCTACGATAGTGCAATTGCTAATGATTTTGCGCGTCAGAATTTATTCAGAGTCGTATCTCTCGGAGGAGTTAGATTCACAACAGACGAATTGGTTTATGTAACCAGTACAACATTGCCAGGACGCGCAATAACAAACGTTCAGGTCCCATTTATGGGATTGGTATTTAACGTTCCTGGAACAGCTAACTACCCAAACAGTAGTGGTTGGCAGGTAACGTTTAGAGTTCCTCAAAGTTTATCAATTAGAAGAAAATTTGAAGAATGGACACAACAAGTGTTCAATGATGAAGATAGTACGGGTGCGTATGACATTCCAAGTAAAGATGCTTCAAATCAAGTTATATTAACATTAATTGATAAACAAGGAAACCCTCTTCGCACTTACACCTTATTCGGTGCTTATTGCCAAGCTGTAGGAGATTTAACAGTAAACTTAACAAGTGCTGGAGAAATCCTCGAACAACAAGCAACGTTGGCTTATCAATATTGGAGATTATCTCGATAATATTATAATCCGCCATAAATAGTATTATGGCAGTACTACCAGCAATAGCGGCTAATAACCGTAGTCCATATTCTTATTATTTAGATCTTTTAGGAAGTTGGCCTACTGGAATAGCTTTAGCTAGTCAGTGGTTGATTTATTTTGATTTTAGTTCAGTAAATGCACTTAGAAATAATTTTCAACAAAGACTTACAAATCGAGAAAGTGGAACGGCATGGTCTTTAAACGAAAACGTTACTAAAACACTATTAGATGGAAAGTACCAATATACCACAAATATAATGACGGGTTGTGTGTTTGCTAGACAAGTTACTCTTCCTAGTGAAACTATAAATGGTGGAAATGAAGGATTAACGTATGGTGGATTTCAAGCACCTGCGACATTAAACAATCGAGATAAATATCCTAGTTTAAACGTTACCTTTTTAGAAACAAATGCTTCTTTTCTAGATTTAATTATTCGTCCTTGGTTAATTACGGTTGGTTATAATGGTTTAGTGGCGCGATCAACTAACTCCGAAAACTATGTAAAAGCTAATTTTGCTGATGTGGTTATGTATGCAAAGACAGGTTCTTATAGAAAAATGGGTATAAGAAAAGTATATCGATTTTATAATTTGGCTCCTGTATCTATTGGCGGCGAAACTTATTCATATACAGAAGAAGGATTAAAATATTCTGAAGTTAAATTTGTGTATGATAGATATGGTATTTTAGATGAAGAAACTGGAACTTTAATGTCTTTACCATAAATTTAAATGATGGTATTATACAACTACACAATAGATTTACCTTTCAGTAAACAAAAAGTTCATTTTAGAGAACTAAACACACAAGAACAAATTTTATTAGCTAAAGCTGGTATAAATTATGATAGTCAAATTGAATCTTTATTTTTA